TTTTTTTACCTTCTTTGATCTTGTATTTTCTGTAATTATTTTTTTAATTAAATATTTAAGTTTTTTGATCTCCTGCAATTGCAGGTCCTGCAAATTATCTGTTGCTGTTGAACGTAATACATTTAAAATCTTAGTTCTAATTTGATGAATTCTTATTTCATCTTCATCTAACTGTAAATTACCATTTGTTGTTTTTAAATCGCCAAATGGTGTACTTTTAATATTTTGTATTTCTAAAAGTAATTCTGCCATAATAATTTTAAAATAACCAATTCTATCTTTTATAAAAGCTTTCCATTTAAATGTTGCAAAATCTATCATTCTCTTTGTTTTTTTGTTATTCGCGTACCAATACACATTCGGATCGCGCAATGTAAACGTATCAATAATATTAGGATTAGGATCATATTTATCATCTTCATCATGTTTTAATCCTCCTGGATAGGTATTATTATAAACTTCATTATAATACGGATCATGTAGTGCCTCAATTAAACTGCTAAAAAATTTTTTTTCTTCTTGAGGATTTTTAAAAAGCAGAAATTTTTTTTCTGTATTCATAGCTGCAAAAATATTTATTATTTTACTTTTTAAACTTTTATTATTCCAAATTTTATTAATAATATTTTGATCGATTATAAATTTTGAAGGATTTTTAAAAAAATCCTTAAAGTCTTGATCTAAACTACTCAATTCAGTTGCTATTTTATCAAAAGCTTCTAAATGTTTTGATTTCAAAGCAGCAGTTAAAGTTTCAATTTTATTTTTATAATTTTCGACATCTTTTTCTAATTCTTTTACAATAGGTAAATCATCTAAACCAGAACTTATAAAATCACCAGTTTGATAAAGGTCAGAGGTTGTAACATGTATCTTATCAGTGGTAAAACTCAATGGTTGTTTTGCTACATTTAATTCTTTTATTGTATTCATAATTTCATCTTCTATACGAATTACATAATTTTGTAATGCAGTAATAATAAAATCATCATCAACATGTAAATGTATATTATTATCAGTTATTAATTTTTCAATATGTTTGATATCGATATTATTGAAATTTCTTTTTGCTATTTGCAAATTGTTTTGATATTCTTGGAAGTCGAACCGGTTACGGAGCCGCACGTCATAATGTCTCCGTGTTTCATAATCTTTTAATTGCTTATAACTTGTTTCTAATTCTTTGTATGAATTACCATATTTAGTTAAATCATCTTTAATTTCTTTATAGCGTTCATCTCCAATATTCTCTTTTAAATTATCTAATAAAATATTAAAATACAATAAACTATTTAATTTATACAGCTCGATATAATCATCATTAAAATCGTACTCTACAATTATTTTATTTTTTAAATCTTTCAAAGAATCTATATCTGATTGCAAATGTTCTAGATTTTTACTAATTATATTTTTATAGCGATTATCGTTTTGAATAAATTCAATATATCTTTTTTCTTGATGGGATGTTTGCAAAAAAACATCATGAATATGTTCTATTTTGTCTTTAATTTTATTAATTCCAGGCTTAATAACTTGGTTATAACAACCCATAATTAAATCATTAATCTCTATTAAGGTTGGATCAGGATATAAATTTGAATTTCCATGAATATGGGTTTCTATAGTTTCGTTTATTGTCTTTATAACATGAAGAATATCTGTTCGAACAGATATTGTTTTATTATCGCCATATTTGATTATCAAATTTGATGGATCACTATTAATATTTTCAAATTCTAAAGATTCTTTTAAGTTTTTATTTATTATTATTTTCCTTATGATTTGTTTTAATTCGTTTAGTGTTATTTTCATTTGGTGTTCTCCCCAAAATAGCTATTTTTTTATAAATGATGTTTTTTAATTTTAAAATTATAATTATTTATCTAATAATCGATTATATATTACATGTGTGGGAAATTATTCAAAATGAAAACATCTCGTGCTAAAATTAAACAACTAATAAAAATGTTAATCAAAGAAGATCAATTTTATGTTCCACATGGAATGGATCTAGAAACTATTAAAAATTTAAAAGCAACAAGTGATCGTGATCCTGAGGGTGGTCTTGAAGGTGTTTTAAGTGCATTCACAAAATTATTGCCGGTATCACACGGAAATATTGTTTTGTATATTTTTGAAGGTATTGATGAAAAGTTTGATTATAAATTTGATGATAACCAAATTTTTCACATTGCAAAAAGAAGTGAAATACATCAACAACCTTTTAAAGATTTGGTAGATAAGCATCCTGGTAAAAAAATAATATTCTTAAATAAAAGATTTTATCATAAATTAACTGATTTTATCTCGGCCAAAAATAAACCAGAATTTAAGTTGGCTGATGTATTCACACCTTTTTATATATTACATGATTTTTCACACACTGTATTACATGTTGATACTGAAGAAATAAGCCTTAGCAAATTCTATAGATCGATTGGTGATATTGATCTTCTGATACAAGATGAAATAATAGATACATTAACTGATGGTGCTATCGATAGCTATCGATAGCACGGAGGCACTTAAAAAAAATTTTTCTCAAAACTGGAATATTTTTATTAATTCATTAAATTCAAAATTAAAAACTGGGGAAGAAAACATATACGCTTCTGATGATACGTATACCACAATAAGATCAATAATTATGTATTGTATTGAAAGTATATTGGATGCAAGATTACCAAACACATTTACAGGTCCACAAGATCATATTCCTAATTTAATAAAATATGTTGATGATTTAAGTGTTAGTTTTGATAATTTAAATGCAGATAATTTTATTAAGACTTTTACTAGTGTTTTCAATGACGCCACAAAAGAAGCTTTAAAAAAAGATTTAAATCGGATTAAATCTGGTATTCAAAATATATTAAACTCCACAAAAAAAGATTATGTTAGTTTTATAAAAGATATTCGTACTGCTATTGCTCAAATAGATAATGTATCTTTGATTGGATTTGATGCACATTCTTTGTCAGTGTCAGAACCTATTGTTGAAATGCGAATGTTAATTAAAAAAATAATAAAGGAAGAAATAAATAAATATCGATATTATTAAAATTATCAATTGATAAACAAATGATAAAATCCAATTGCATTTAATATAAGAATTATAATCAATCCTAAGAATAATTGTTTTTCTTCTTTGTCAAAAGGTTTCATTTTATCTCCCGCAAATTTTGTTTGAATATAAATATATATTTGTTTTTTGATATGTTCACCCGCAAATCTTAAACATGCTTTTTGGTATGCTTTAAAACAAACAAAAATCCCTTTTAAAATTATTTTTTTAATTTTGTTTGGGATTCATAAGGATTAATTTGAAAAGGCTTTAAAAGGGATTTGTGAGGTTTTGGTGGAAATTAAACAAATCTTTTTTTACGACGATAAGATTCGCTTATACTATACATAAGTATTGGCGGAGCCTCAAAATCGGTTTTATCCATTACAAGTGGTTTAAAGTCAAATTCTCCATCTTTTTTTGAAAAATATATTACATCATTTATTTTAAATTCTTTTGCTAATTGTTGAATTTCATTTTTGTCTAAAGTAGGTTTATTGCCATCCTTTTCATTAAAAGTTTCAGCTGCGGAAGCAAGAGTATGATACATAATTGATTGTTCAAGGCTACCTAATGAGTCTTTAAAAATATCGCCAAATTCAATGTCTGGATTATCTTCAATTATTTTATTAATTTCAGATTCTAAAGCTTTTTTAACTTTATCTTTCACATCATCTGGATTATCAAAGCCACCAGATCCTTGGACATCTTTAACTGTTTCTTTGGCTAAATGTGTAATAACTTTCCTAGCTTCATCGCCTGACAGCGGTATTCTATCAGAAACTCCTAAATTTGGGGTGAAGGCTACAGCAGCGGCCGCAGCAGCTGCGATGCCCGCAACAGCTTTTTTAAAAGAGTTTTCATTTAATTTTCTTTTTTTATCTCTTATAACTTCTTCCCTAATAATTTGTTTAAGTTCAGTCAAAGTAATTTTCATTTGATGTTCTCCCCAGAATTGAGTTATTTGTTTTTATAAAAATAAAAATTTATATATATATTGATTTTATTTATTTATAATTATTTATATCTTGGTTGATTATTTTAATTGATATGATATTTTTGGTGGGATAAAAGAATATATTTAAAAACAAACAACAAAATCAAAATTCATTTTCCATTTGTTTCCATTTGCTTCGAATATTTTTCTTTATTGTTTTTTCTTCACTTTCAACGAAGTTTGCCAAGTCATCCATTTTTCCCATGACTTTAAATTGAGATCTTGCTGTGTTTATTTTCGCCGGAAAAATTATTCCATCTTTTCCTGCACGATTTTTTGCGATATATAAACGAACATCTCCTGTTGCTTTTTCTTGTGCTTTTCTTGAAATTGAAACGATGAAATCTGCAACCATTGCTTTTCCGAATGCTTCACTCATATTTGTCATATCAATAATTTCAGAATTGGCTCCTTCTTTGTTGCTCTGTGAAGCTGTCCAAATTGGTATTGCCATTTCTTGTGCCATTCCACGAAGCTCTTCATAAACCAACTTTAATTCATGTCTCAAAGAATCAAAACTTCTTGTTGATTTCATGATGTCGGCATAATCAATAATAATCATATCTGGAACAAAACCCTTCAATGCCAACTTCTCAATGTGAGATCTTAATGCATAAATATTTGCTGAGTTGGTTGGATATTCTTTAATAATTAATTTACCCAAACCTTTCATCTCAGAATATTTCTTGATAACATCTTCTTTTCTATCTTGAACGTCTGAAGCATCAATCTCACAGAGATTTGAATCATAACGAATACCAACAGCTGTTTCTGTCAATTCAAGTGTATAATGAATAACATTTCTTCCTTGCCTTAAAGCATTTGCACCAAGCATTGTTAGAAAATGGCTTTTTCCCGTACCAGCAGCAGCAACAACAATTCCAAGTTCTCCTCTGCCCAAACCACCATTCAAAACATTCTTTTCATCAAATTCAATAAGACCTGTTGGAACTGCATAACGATTTAACTTAACAAATCTTGCTTCAAGATCTTCAAAGAAATCATGACCGATTTCATGTGAGTTTCCAATAAGAACAGCCTTTTTGATTGTATCAACAATTGCTTCATATTTTTCTGTTGAAATCAAATCAACAGCTTGTTCAAGTGCAGACTTCAATGCTTGTTTGCGGCAGAAATCCAAAACCTTTTCTTTAACATAAATCAAATCACCAGGATCTGGATTGTGCTGAATCCTTTGCAAATAGTCAACAATTTGATTTTTTAAACCAATATCTGCTGAGGTCTTTAATTTGTCTCTAATAATTGTTACAAGCAATTGTAGTGATGGAAATACTTTGCATTTCTTTGCATATGCAAAATATTCTTCAGACAAAAATTGAAGATATCTTAATTCCAAATAATTTGGATTAAATACTTCCAATAGTTGTTCCGCCCACTTTCGGTCTGTTAAAAGACCTTGCATGATTTTTTCTTGAAATTCTTTTCCGTATGAACCAAATGAGTTTTTCTTTTCTTCGTTTAAGTTAACCATATTAATTGAGGCAATTTGTGAAAGGGATACAGCTTCCATTATAATTATGTCTCCGGTGTCTTTTTATTGATTTTTTGTTTAATTACTTCTGCTCTTTCTTCAAGTTAAAATATGACATTTTTGAAAAGTGTTCAAATAAAGAATTATCAAACTCAATAGCATTTGTCACAAAGTATTTTTGAACTGAAAATAAATTTAAACCATTTGATTGTTCATGTCCATTTAATTGATAATCAACTCTTTGAATTTGATCATGACTTAATGTATTTCTTGTTAAATCAATCAACTTCATATTTTTTTCCAATACTTCTTTTGATGAAGCAACTCTTTCAAACAATAAAGATTCTTGTCTTTTTGCCGCAGAATAATTTACAACTTCATCAATAGATACTTCATTTTCAGAACTCATTATTGGAAACATTTTAATTAAATTTTTAAAACCAACTCCCTTAACCCCATGAATGTTATCAGAGTCATCACCGCAAATTGATTTTGCCAATGCAAAGTTTATTGGATTTATTCTATATGTATCAAATACTTGATCACATGTTACCAATTTCTTTTGTGCCAAATCCCATATATCAGTCATCTTATTTGTTAATTGATACATGTCCTTATCAGAAGATAAAATGGTTTTCTTTGTATTATTAAACTTTTGAACCATATATCCAATAACATCATCAGCCTCACAATTCTGAACATATAATTGTGTGACCGGAAAAAACTTTAATAGATTTGTTAATAATTTAATTTGCCATAATTTATTCTCTTCAGTGTTTGGCATATCTTCATCAGAATAAAACCTATTCAGTTTCTGAGGCTTTCTCGACATTTTATATTCTGGATGGAGAGCTTTTCTTTTTGCTGAGCCTCCACCTTCCCAAACAACAATAATTTTGCTGGGCAATAAAACCTCAGAAACTGAACAAGTCTTTTTTAAGAAGCCAATCATGCCCCCAATATGTTCACCATCTTTGTTCATATTTGGGTAGGCATGATAGCATCTTATAAACAAATTTAAAGCATCAATAATTAAATAACTTTCATTCATCTGATTCAACTGTATCCAAAGTAAATCCTGGAATTGTTTTTAAAACCATAACATGTTCCAACATATTTAGAATATGAGTTCCGTTTTCTTTATCTTCAATCATTCCCTGAAATTGTGATTTATTAAATTTCTTTTCATGAAGTACTTCTCCAGTTTTTTCATTTGTAACTCTTAAAGTCTTCCATGCGCCAGATCCTTCAACAAGATATAATAAACCATTTGCAGATACTTCACCATTCTTGTCACAATGTTCTCTCAATAAATCAAACATTGATTCACCTTCAACTATACCTTTACCAAACTCAATAACAAATTCAACTTTTCGAAATGGTTGCGCAACTTTATTTTTAATTGTTTGTGCAGCAACATTAATACCAATCACATTTCCATGCTTATCTTCAAGTTTGCTTCCACCAGTCAATTTCAATCTAATTGAAGCATGATAAGGAATTGCCATACCACCAGGAGTTGTATTGTGATTTACTCTTCCTTCAGCAATATAATTTTCTGTGTCTTCAACCATAACATCAAGAACATCCATTGGTTCATTAATTAAAACAGCCTCTGGGTGATCTTTAAGATGAATAAAATTGTCCTTATTTAGAATTCTATGTGCTGATGTTGCCTTTAAACTACCAAGTTGATAATGTTTATCTACTTTTTCTTTAACAAGAAAAGCAGTAATTGGTTTCCATACTTTTTCTTTTGTGTTCAAATCATAACTTTCAATCTCATAACCATGTTCAGAAACATCAAAAATTACTTCTTCGTCAAAATTATCAATTCCAAATCTTGAAGCCAATTCACGAAATGATACTTCTTCTTCAATATATGAGTATTGTTCATTGGACATAAAATATCTCCTTTAATTTATTTTTAAATTAAAAACTTTCCACCAGTCTTTGCAAAAATTATAATTTCTTCTTTCCCCCATTTTAAATTCTTCTTCTAATTCGGGATTTGGTTTCTGGATGAACGCATGTTGGATCTCCGTACAGAACGCCAATTTTCTGTCTGTTTTGGTTGAGTAAAATCAAAGTAACGTTATTCTGTCCAATAACTCCTGTAATTTTTCTCATTCCTTTTGAAAGAACTCTTGCTTGAAGACCAATTGTGTCTTTTTCATATTCTCCATCCAATTCTACTTTTGGACTTGTTGCAGCAACAGAATCCCAAATAACAAGAATTGGAATATCTCTACCAACCAAAGTTTTTGCTTTTGTGATTGTGCTTTCAATAATTGAAAATACTTCTTCTGTGCAATGTGTATCACAATAAACAAATCTTTTTGAAACATCAAGACCCATCGATGCCAATTTTTCAACTGGTGTTGCATTCTCTGTATCAACATAAACAACAAGCCCGCCCATTTGTTGTGTTGTTCTGGCTAGTTGGTATGCAATGTGTGATTTACCACAGTTATGAATGACAGCAAATCTTGAAGAAAGATATAAATTATCTTTATCTACAGTAAACCCAAAGAATTCTCCTCTTCCAATTGATTCAATTTTAAAATTACAACGGTTATGTTGGGTTCTTGTTTTGAATGCTTCTGCTTGTTTTCTTGCAATTCTTGTTGGAATATTATTAATTGGGCCTGTGATCAAAACGCGTTGATAATTCATGTTATATTTTTTATCAAGTTTAACAATTCGTTTTGTTGCAAAGCCCAAACTTCTTGAAATGAATTCAACATCTTTTGCAAGATCTTCTGATTTTGATGAAAATTCAAAAGTCTTTTTATCTTTTGTTAGATAACCATCTGTATCAATTAAACCTGCAAGAATTTGAAGTCTATTATTTCTGTTTGTGAATTTATATCGTTCAGGAATAAATTTATTTCCTGATGTTTTATTTAGAAGATTATAAGATCTTAGTTTCACCCGGATTTTGTTTGGGTCATTTGATTCATCAATTTTCTTTCCTGTATTAATACCTGTTTTAAAATAATAACCAACTGCTTTATTGTCTTTCTTTGTGTGTGTTGAAACTGAATAATTATATTTTTGACAGAATGATAAGAATTCGTTTTTGATTTCTTCATCTGCGGTTGTTAGTTCAATTCTATTTTCTCTTAGAGAACCATCTCCAATAAGAACACCAAGAATATATGGATCGATATCTTCTGAGGTTAATTGATCAAAAGAATAATCGATTCCATTCTTTGGTTGAAACCACATGTTTCTCTTTTTAAATTCATTTGAAGAATTTAAATAATCTTTAATTGAGATTTCTTTATGGTTTTCTCCCCGGAATTTTGTTAATGCCAAAATGTGTTCAGAATTAAATTTATATTCATCATTCCATCTGGTTCTCAAACTAAATAATTCATCTTCACCAGAAACAACATTTAAAACAGTTCTTGGTGTTGAATCTGGCCCCATCAATTGATCACCAATAATAATATCTTCGGCATTCTTTGATGAACCATCAAACATCAATACCTTTTCTCCTCTTGCATGACAACTTGGAGGTCCAGAAATTTCAATGATTCTTCCTTCAGGAACACCACCATTTCTTTTGTTTGAAAGAATATAATCAAGAAGAAATGAACCTGTTGAAATCCAACGTTTAACATGTGTTGGGCTTTCATCAACAGAAAGATTATAAGCAACTCTTGCACCAAGTTCTTTATTTAAAGATTTAATTAATTCTCCAGAAATATCAAATTCATTTTTTGAAGAAGATGAATTATTTACTTCTTGAGGTGTATTATTAACAACTTCTTCTTTTGAAGATTTTCTCGCCATTTTTTCCTCTTTATTGGTTTGTTTTATGTGTGGATTTTGGTGCGGATATCAAGGAAGGCAGCATGAAATATTAAATTAAAACTTTACTTCATCTGTCATAAGGTCTGCAAATGCTGCTTCCAAATCAACAAACTTATTGGTTGCTGTTGGATTGTTATCCTTTACAGTTCCAACATTTTGTTGTGCAGGAACCTCTTCAGGATTTTCGTCAGCTGTCAACCAAGCATCAAGAATTTGCTTGATTTCTTCAACTGGTTTTAGTTTAAACATATCATCCAAATCAGGTACAGCACTTGTCCAAGCTTGAACTGTTTTTTGATCAGAATGAAGCTTTGTTGGTCTTCGGCCAACATCAACAGTTGTATCGTTAAATTGCTTTCCTGCTGTCTTGGTTACTTTTACAATAAGGTCATAACCTGTCTCAACATCAGAGATATCGCCGATATCAGAATCGACAAAGAATGAAAGAATACGTTGATATACTTGCTTGCCAAAAGCCCATAGTTGAACACCTTTGTCTTCTTCGCCACGAACAATAACAGGAACATATGCACGCATCTTTGGAAGAAGCTTCTTTGCAGTATTTCGATCTTCAGGTGTTCCTGACCGGTATAAACTCTTTACAAGTTCATTAATTGGATCTGGCTTTCCAAATTGGAAAGGTGCAAGAATTGATGGTGCTCCTTCAAGATAATAAAATTGTCTTTCTTTAATTGGTTGATTTTCATTGTCATTCCAAGGCAACAAACGAACCTTGTGTTCACCAACTTCTGGCTTCCACATAACACTCTTTGCTTCTTGCTTCTTAACACCATTTAGTTCATCAAGCTTCTTTTTCATTGCCGATAGATCAAGTCCCATTTTGATTGCTCCTGTTGTTTGGTTGTTGTTGTGTTGCTCTGTGTTACGTATAATAGAATACTTCATCTGTTTTTGTTTGTTCAAAGTATTTTTTTTTTTGATACATACTTATTGTTTATAGAAATATAAAATATAATTTGGAAATATGAACAATGAAAATTATTTTATCTGAACTAAAACAAGTTATAAAAAAAATCATTAAAGAAGCATGGGTTGATGAAAAATGGAGTGATGGCACAATAAAACAACGATGGGTTGATGATGAAGATGAAAATGACACAAATAAAAACAAAAACGTAATTAGACTTCCTCCGAAAATTAATGACTTTGAATATGGTAATTTTTTATTTGCAGATCCAGATGTTTTAGACAGAACTGCTGAAGACGTTGCTATGAAAAAGGTTTCATTTAAAAAAAATGAATATAATAAAATATATCCTCCAACTATTCCAAGAGAAAAAAATACTGACGATGAAGATGCTGCAATAAAAGAAATACAAACATATTTTAATAGAAAACTTGGTACAACAACTGTAGACGATAAATTTGTAAATGCACTTATAAAATTAAAAGATCATTATCCAAAATTATTGGATCCATCATTAAATACAAAATATTTATACCGAGGCAATAGTTTATTATTAAATAATGTTATTTCGTATGATTTAGAAAAAGGAGCAATATTAAATACAAAATCAGAATATCATTCACAAATGCCGCATTATAAAATCAAAATAAACAATTTCTTAGTTCATGAACCTAGAGAAGTAAGGAAACTTTTAAGTTTTTCATCAAATATTGATATTGGTTTAAACTTCGCGTTAAATGTATTTAATTTGCCGAATATTATTGCTAATAATTTAATACCTGTACTTTATGTTGTTAAATCAAATTCAGAAAATTTTATACTAAACCCAAATTTTTCAAATATTATATCAAATTATTTTGAATATGAATCTTTACATTATGGTAATCAATATAATGCGGATGAAGTATATTTAATTGATCCTTTTGATGTTGTTTGTAAAGCAATTGTTGAAAAAAGAATTAAGAAATTTGAAGAGTTTGAAATAAAATTACCTGATTATTTCGAACTTTATAAAAAAATAATTGCAGCTGAGACAGATAGTATATTATTATTCAGATATCAAACAAGAATGAAAAATGAAATGAAAAGAATAATGTGATGAACCACTTCAATTTAAAACATATAAAAGTTATAAAGAATTCAAATGGAATATCTTCTTCAAATGTTATAAACAATAAAAAACAAGAAGAATTTGATGAATATATTGTTGATCTTTGCAATGGATTTTATCTTCTCCCGCAAAAAGTTCCAACCACAAATATAAAAATAAATCCAAGAATATTTAAAGCAACAATTGATAAATTAAATAAAGATTCAGAACAGGATATTCTTGATTATATAACATCTTTATTAACAATTGTTTCGATATTTTATGATAAATCAAAGGCAGATGTTTTTGGGGGGAACATAAAAAATACAATCTTTTCACTAGAAGAACTTAATACATCTGATAATCAAAATCCTTATGTTTTATTCTCTTATAAAAATTATATAAATTTTAGATTATTGATATCTGATTATATAAAAAATATTGATGATAATACCTTTTCAATTTTTGTTAGAATATCTTTTGAAGATAAAAACATAAAAGTATCAAAACAAAAACATATTTTATCTTTATTTGATTTTATTTTATGCCCGCCAAATTTTAATAACGTTTTTAATTTTAAATGTTCTTGAAGATATAACAATAATTAAAAGATATAACAATAATTAAAAGATATAACAATAATTAAAAGATATAACAATAATTAAAAGATATAACAATAATTAAAAGATATAACAATAATTAAAAGATATAACAATAATAAAATTTTAAAATCAATCAAAAAATTATTTGGAGAACAAAAATGAAAATTACCTTATCTGAATTAAAACAAATTATAAGACAAGAAGTTAGAAATACAAGTAATTATTTAACTGAGGCTGATTCAAGTTTAATTAGTGCCATTGATGCGCAGAAATCTATATTATCTAAGATAATTCTAGATTTCGCTGAAGAAGATGAAGAAGTAAAAAATGCATATTACAATCTGGCTGGTTCATTGACAACTGACCAACTTCCAGCTCGTAATAAAAAAAAGATGCCAAAAAATATTCCAGCAGCGTCAAAAACGTTTGATAAATTTAATAAATTTATAAATGCGATAAAAACAAGTGATAAAAATTATGTAATAAAACATTATGAACATAGTTTAGTACCTCACGGTTCTTCATACTCTAAGTTACAGAGTATGATACACGAACTTAGAAAGTTACTTAAATATTTTTCTTATAAAATACCAGAATTTAGTGAATTATTTCCTCAAAATATTTCAGAATCGTCATTAAGACAACTTGTTCGTTCTGAATTAAGAAGAAATAAATCTCGTTATTAATATTAAATAATATTAACCTCTCGATAATCCAAATATTGTCTTTTATGGATATCCCCCAAAAATGCAAAATCATATTCCCTAAAAAAATCAACATTTAAATTATCTTCACCTTCTCCAACCTCATATCCTGTTTCAGTTTTTGAACCAAATACAGCTCCATGATAACAGGCAATATTTATTTCTCCCTTTACAGGTTTAACCATGTTCCAATTCTCTTTATCAAACAAAGAAAATATGCACCAGTTATAACCATCAGCAAATTTATATACACCCGAATATTTATATAAAAATACTTTATCTGAATTAAATGCACTTACAATTGGGGTGATTGCATCTTGTCTTGATAGATTAACCAAATTACCATCATGATTTCCAAGCATCATATGCAATTCAGCAACACTTGATATTCTTTTCATCCACCAAGTTAGAAGTTCAATATATTCAGGAGAAATTCCCATTGTTTTTGTATGAAAGATATCCCCACCAACCCAAACATGTGTTACATCTCTCTTCTCAATATCAATAGCAAATTTTTCAAATACATCTCTATATTCATCATGTCTACTTAAAGATCTAAAGTGAACGTCAGCTATGTGTGCAATTTTCATTTATATCCCCAAAATTTTATTGTTGATCTTTTCTCGCATGTATGAATGCCAACTAAATGATTCACTATTATTGTTTATTTGTTCATCCAATTCTTTTTTATTCATTTCTCCGGGATCATTTGCATTTCTTATTTGCAGCACCTTAACTTCTATTCCATATTCAAATAATTTCCTCGCAATCTTTTGTGTTTTAAATTTCATATCATTATCTAAACATAAAATAACTTTGCTTCCATTTAATAATATTTCTTGAAACAATTTAGATTCTTCATTCAATTCAGAACCTTGAAGACAAGTTGCATTGTT